TCATACCATCATAATATTGTGCAACCGTTTTTTTATCCTTTTCACTATCAAATATCGGCGAATCTGAAATATTACTTAAAATAATATAATGTTTAGATGGCTCTGTATTTTTGAGATCCCCAGACAAAGTCGGAGGAGTTTGAATAATAAATTCCCCCGTTGTTATATTAAATATAACGTATCGACTTATTTGGTAAAACTGGCATTTCGTACCCAATATAGTTGCATCTACGATAATTTTATTATTGTTTATATCCGGAGCAATAATGGAAGTACTGGATGATATGGGTGCATTAAATGTACTCTTTTTCACATCCTCTCCAAATATAAAAGTGGATAAATGAGTGTTTGCTGATTTGTAAATCGTATGTATAAATGTCATCCCCCCCCATGGGATATAAAACAATTGTATCATACTGGCTTTTCCAAGTTCGGAATTTGGATCGATAAACCACGAGGTTGTTATTGTATTATCAATCGTTTTATCAGCTGTAACAGTAGTCGTACCCGTTTTTTGACCTTCTCTTGGAACAACGTATACTTTTATTTCTCCTGAAGATGCAGGGATTTCAAAAACAACATTTCCATTTGTTTCATCAAACCCTATTGTTCTTACAGAACTAGGTAATTTTTCTGAATTATCATAAATAACATTTAACAATTTTGTAGCAGAATAATTATTAATTTTAACGGTTTTCTTTGCACCAGCCGAATCAGGGGTTGATGGACCAAAAGCAGTATATCCTTCAACCAATGATGATGATGATGATTGGACATTGTATCCAAACAATACCGAAATGACTAAAACTATCAATAGAATGAGAAATAAATAAAAAGGCGTTAATTTGAATTTCATATCCTTCTTCTTTTAATTATTATTTATATATTCTATAGGACGAAAAATATATATACGAAACACATTACATAAAATACAAAATTGAATGATTCGTTTGTTTATTGTCGGTATTTTATAAAACCTATTCATCCATTTAATTATTTAATCATTAATTACAACTAATACAATACGATACAAAAATGGCACCAAAAATAAAACACGAGTTGCTAACCAATTACGATGCAGCAAATAATAGATACGAAATCGGGGTGGACGAAGCGGGTCGCGGACCGTTGTTCGGGCGATTATATGTTGCGGCAGTCGTTTTACCTAAAGATGGCGATTTTCAACATAATGAGATGAAAGATTCGAAAAAGTTTCATTCAAAAACGAAAATCAAAGAAGTCGCGGAATATATTAAAACAAATGCTATCGCGTGGAATGTTCAATATATTGAAGCAGATGTTATCGATGAAATTAATATCCGCCAAGCCGTGTTTCGGGGTATGCACGACAGCATAAGACACGTCAGGAACGACTGTCTTGCAAAAATGGATAACTCCGAAACCCGCAACCATGCGAATGACTTTATGTTATTGATTGATGGAAATGATTTTAAACCGTTTACATCATTCGACACTATTTCGGAACAAATAGTTGCCCTTCCGCACGAGACGATCGAGGGAGGGGATAATAAATATACAGCCATCGCCGCTGCGTCTATTTTGGCTAAAGTATCTCGGGACGAATATATTGCCGATTTATGCGAAAAATACCCCGAACTGGTGGAGCGATATGGTTTGGATTCCAATATGGGTTATGGTACAAAACGTCATTTGGAAGGAATTGTACAGTATGGCATTACGCAATGGCATCGGCGCACATACGGGAAAAATTGCAAGGAGGCGAGCATTTCGCCGATCAATCTGGAGGCGAACTGTTAGCCATCCGAAAGTCTCTTGTGCAGCGATTTATCTTCATTCTCATCCAAAAAACAAACTTGGAAAACGGTAGCAAAATTAGTAATTTTGACCATATCCATGACCGGCATCATAATAAAAGCATATTTCTGGGACATACACGCTATTCGTGTGTTCTAATGCTCTTAACCAACAATCATAATCTTCCCCTGGTGGTTTCATATGTTTAAAATTATTTATTTTATCCAATATTTCTTTTTCCAATAATACAGAACTACAAATCATACAATTATTTATTTTCAAAAATTCTAAACTCCATATTTCCGGAAAACCATTGTCAAAAAGATTCGATTTTTTTTTTATATAAATATTTTTTATATAATCGAAACTATCTTCAGCATTAAATTTTTTATATGATTTATTTATATGATATACGCCTTTCCCAATTAAACCATCAGTAGAAGACATTTTCACACCCATTTTTTTCATCGCATTTATTTGTAATTCTATTTTGGACGGAAACCAAATATCATCATCATCGCAAAATGCGATGTACTTTCCAGATGATTTTTCTATGCCTTGATTTCTGACATATCCTGCACATGCAAACCCAAACAACTCTTTTGAATTTTTTTCTAGATGAATCATAGTGATTCCATTATCTTTCCAATTATATTGATAATATTCATTTTCCGTTGAACAATCATTGATAACAATAATTTCTATATTATTATATGTTTGCGATTTAATAGATTGTATCGTATTCAATAGATATTTAAACCGATTGAATGTTGGGATTATGACACTTACACAATCCATTATAATTATATTATAATATAATGGATAATATTTTACAACGTAAAACGCGCATTTGAAGAATTTAATATTTTCGTTTCGTTTTGTTTTGGAGCGAAGGAGTTCGTTTGCCACCATTTTTTTTGGTCATGGTTGATTTGGGAACGGTTGATTTGGATGATAACGAAATGGATCCAAAGAGGTTAGATAAACTTTTTCTTACAGATTTGTGAATTGTCCCCAATAAATTTTTTACAAAAACTCCGTTTTTCCATTCGCCATTATAATTACCATCAACATTCGTGTATTGCATTATACCTTTTATAGGTAAACCGCGATTAAATTCACCTTTGAATATCTTGTAATTATTGGCATTGTCTTTAAATGTCAAAATACCCGTACCTTTACCGGAATTTTTACCGTCTTTCCATTCTCCGTCGTAAACATCACCATTTGTGAATACCGCTTTACCTTTACCGGAAATATAACCGTCTTTCCATTCTCCGTCGTAAACATCACCATCTGTGAATACCACTTTACCTTTACCGGAAGTTTTACCGTCTTTCCATTCTCCGTCGTAAACAGTACCATTTTTATATATCATTTTACCTTTACCGGAAATTTTATCGTCTTTCCATTCTCCTTCGTAAATATCATCGTTTTTGTATATCCTTTTACCTTTACCGGAAAATTTGTTGTTTTTCCATACTCCATCTTTGAACGCACCATTTATGGATACCACTTTACCTTTACCGGAAGGTAGACCATTCTGCCATCCTCCGTCGTAAACATCACCATCTTTGTATATCATTTTACCTTTACCGTAAGGTAGAGCATTATACCATTTTCCTTCGTAAACATCACCATTTTTGTATATCATTTTACCGGAAATTTTATCGGCTCCCCATTCTCCTTCGTAAACATCACCATTTTTGTATATCATTTTACATTTACCGTTAGGTAAACCGTATTTCCATTCTCCTTCGTAAACATCACCATTTTTGTATATCATTTTACCTTTACCGGAATTTTTACCGTCTTTCCATTCTCCTTCGTAAACATCACCATTTTCGTATATCATTTTACCTTTACCTGAAGGTTTATTGTGTTTCTTGTTTCCTTCGTAAACATTACCATTTCTGTACCAAGTAGTACCGAGATACTCTTCATCATCTTCAGCAAATGCTTCTCTTGCCTGGCGCATGTCGTCGTCTGTATCCCATCCACCCCCTTTATATGATTTTTTATTTTTACGCGTTTGTTGTTTGCGACGGAGTGTTCGTTTGCCGCCTTTTCTGCGCGACATTCGGGTTTTCATCTTAGATACACTTTCGATTATAATATATATATATATATAATAAAAATAAATATATTACTAAATTCCTTTAACGTTTTTGAGTAAACTCATTTGATGTGCGTCGCATATCGAATGAGTTTAAATACCGCGAGTAACACTTAGCGCATATGGATTTCCTTTGAGCGCATCTAGCATATCGGGTGTAGTGCGATCATATTGTAGATTTTGGTACAGTCCATTTTTCCCCTGTAGTTTGCCCATCGAATCGAGCGACGGGGTTTGTCCAGGAATACTAGGATTCACCGCGCGTTTATTGTGCAGATAGTCGTCTTTTGCCTTACCCTGCATATTCACGCTTCCATTCATCAGCGCCATATTTCCTTTGACCAATCGCCCATTTATGGTCGACGATTTAATGTCATTATTGCGTTGGCGATATTCCGCGTCATATGGGCGCGCCTCGCGACCGCGTTCACCTGCACTCGCATTCCCCGCATAATAGAAATCCGACTGATTCATACGTTCGTTCTGAATGGGTTGATGTTCTGATACTTTATACGCACCGCCCAATTGGTTGCCGTTTACATTCAAATGGAATTTCGAATTTTCGGTCGTTTCGCGAATGGTCGTATTGGGACGATCCGCGGGATTAAAAATATACGAGAGCGGCACTTTAGTACCAGGATTCTCATACGGACGCAACGACCCGATAACATTTTCGCGGCGCGATGGACGCAACATATCTAATAAAGGCGTAAATACCGACCCGATCGCACCCCCCACGGCCCCAAAATAATCAGTCTGTTGATTCGCGCTGCGGTTATTGGGATAAGCGAATTTCGATTTTATACCGTAATCTGCATCGGTCGCACCGCCTTGCCCCACCGAATTGGCGATAGAAAGGGGGACAGCACCTAAATCGATATGTTTCGATGGCATATATTCACCATCGGTATATGTGCTAGGATTACTGGATCCAGCGCCGCCAATATAATCGGTCGCCGTTTCGGGACGATTTACATAGCGCTCGATGGGAATGGCGCGCATCGGTTGACTTTTTTCCACTCCAGTAGTGGTAAACCATCGTTCTTCGCCCGATTCAAATGCGCGCTCGGGACGATTTTTCTCTACGTTTCCAATCGACCCCAAATTGGTTACGCGACTAATCGCCGGACCTTCGTGTCCGATTAACATATGACCCGTCGATTTGGGTTTATTATCGACACGCAATTCATTTGTCGTTTTAGGCAGCCACGTCTCGCGCGCCATCATACCCGAGTTAAACCCCGCACTGCCTTCGGTCGTGTATCCGAGTCCAAGCCCAGGCCCGACTCGCTCTTCGGCAAATGGTTTGACATTGGCCATTTTCGAACTAGCGTTCACTCGAGATTGGTAAAATTCGTTTTGATTCGGCGCTCCATATGCCCAGTCAACATTTTCATTCGGTGCAAACATCGGAGACTGTTCTTTTTTCGAAATGGATTGCGATCCCGTGCCTAAATAATTGTCCATTATGCTTTCGTGCGCATTTGCTTCAACTTGACGACTTCTTATTTTACCTCCAAAATAGGGCACCATATTTGCGTGGCGAAAATAATCACCGCCCACAGTTTCACCGGTCAATGATTTGAAATTACCGGATTGGACTGCTTGGCCAACAATGGGCGTTTCTTCACCACCTACACCTGAAAATACATTGTTTTTAACGGTTGGATTAAAATATTTATCGGTGTATACTTGTGGCCCATCATACCGATTGTTGTTAGACAATTTTGATGTCAAATCTACATTTGCATTGATAATCGGATATTCATTTACATAATTGCGGTTCGGAATATTTGTGTTAGGTAATTCTTCGTGTGCATTGAACGCTTCTTTTTGGTCATTTTGTTCAGTTTGCTGTTTTGAAATGATATATAAACCACCCAAAGCCAATATTGGGATTGCTAATTCCATTTAATATTATATAATTATATATATTGTATATAATATTTATTTTGCGTCGATTTTCCGATGATTTCGTTGCCTGGGGGGTCTAAAAAATGCGTTTAAACTCGTTCAAAGCGATCCGCATACGTAGCTGCAGGATTTTGACCCATTGTATGATATTCGAATGATCCGGAATATGTATCTTGTCCATATACAATAGGGGGTTTCGCAACAAAGGAATCTTTTTCCAAAATGCGCGTTTGAATATTGTCGTGAAACCCTTTTTCCAAATTATTTTGCGGATTCAACCACGGTTTTTCCCATCGCGAATGTTCTAAATCTCGGAACATCCACGCCGGATGACTTACTCTAGATTCTTCTACAAAAGAATCTGCGCTTGGATAAGACGGCTGCGTTGCAGAAACAGCATATTGTTTATAATTATTATCATCGATTGTGTCGCGGTTTAATTTGCGTGTCATTCCTCGTAAATCGTTTTCCAAATTTACCGTATTTGTTTGTAAATTCGCGCCCCATCCTTGAAGACGCAATTGCGGGTCTTCGTAAAACGGCAAATTAACACCCGGACCAGGTGTATCCAATAAATATCGACCAAGACCCGTCGATTGTTGTAATTCTTTTTTGACTCGCACTGGGTCGTAGCAATATCTAGTAAATGACATAATAATTATTGGTTGTTAATATAACTATATAATATAATATAAAATTATGCGATATTATTATGCGATAAAATTACCCAAAAATATATATCTTTTTCAAAAAACATATATCAAAAAATACATATAAAAAATATATTCGAATTTAAAATATAACATTATTTTTGGAAAATGTCTGACAATATTCGTTTCTTTTATCAGTCGAATGAAATGCCTAAAGTGTGTTTGAATATGATTGTCAAAAATGAGAGCCGCATCATTCATCGCATATTGGGATCCGTTGCACCATACATCGATTCGTATTGCATATGCGATACCGGAAGTACGGACAATACTATTGAATTGATCGAAACTTTTTTTAAAGAAAAGGATATTCCTGGGAAAGTTATCCAAGAACCCTTTCGGGATTTCGGATACAATCGTTCGTTTGCACTTAAAGCGTGCGAAGAGATGGACGCAGAATATATTTTATTGCTCGATGCAGATATGACTTTTTGGGTGAATCCTAAATACACTCCTGCTCAATTCAAAACGTTGTTATTAACGAAAGGTGATGCGCATCACATATTCCAAGGCACGGATTCGTATTACTACAAAAATACGCGCATTGTTCGAAACAAATCCGGATGTACGTATTGGGGCGTCACACACGAATATGTAAAAACACCGCCTAATTTCGTTTTTAATTTATTGGATAAAGATCAAGTGTTTATTCGAGACATTGGGGACGGTGGCTGCAAAACAGATAAATTTGTGCGCGATATTGAATTGTTAAAACGCGGCTTGGAAACCGAGCCAAATAATGATCGATATACGTTTTATTTGGCGAATAGTTATAAAGATTCTCATCAATACGATAATGCCATCGAGACTTATAAAAAACGAACCCAGCTTGGTGGGTGGCACGAAGAAATTTGGCAAAGTTTTCACAATATTGGTCATTGTTATAAAATAAAGGGTGATATGGGAAATGCGATTTTCTATTGGATGGAGGCGTATAATTGTTTTCCTGATCGTGTTGAAAATTTATACGAGATTATTAATTATTATCGCAATAACGGTAAAAATAAATTGGCATACCCGTTTTACATTTTGGCCAAGAACGAATTAAATAAGAAACACAAATTGGACTATTTGTTTATGCAAAGAGATGTATATGACTACAAAATAGACTACGAAATGACTATTATCGGATATTATTGCAATACGGACAATATCGATTTGGCTGCATTGTCGATGAAAGTGTTGAATTATCCGCAGTTAGATGAAAATATTGCGAAAAATATTCTATCCAACTATAAATTTAATTCGAAAAATACACAGGACTGGGCAAAAGAATATAAATCGACTGTTTTAAACCAAAATATGTCGAAAAATATTGAGCTGTTGAAGAACATCGGGCAGGATTTGTTGCGCGACAAATTATCCGGTTCGCCGCCCGAATTTTGCCCGAGTACCCCGACACTCTGTATCAATAACAAAGGAAATTTGGTCGCCAATGTGCGTTTCGTGAATTACCGAATTGACGACAAGGGCAATTATATCAATTTTGAACATATTGAGAGTAAAAATGTTATCGCCGAGTTTGATATGACGTGCTCTCCGTGGAAAAAGATTTCCGAAACTTTGATGAATTACGATAAATCGCACGATAACGTCTATGTGGGTTTGGAAGACGTTCGTTTATTCACGATGCAAAATGACGAATCAAATACGATTTATTACAATGCCAATCGCGGTCTCGATCGCAATTGCATTATTGTTGAAACGGGTACGGTAAATACATTGGATGGTACCACGCCCCCATCCACATTTGTGCGTATCGAAAATCAACATGGAGTAGAAAAGAATTGGGTGTTATTGCAAGGCGGCGCCGATAACAAACAAAAGATGATATATGGATGGTCGCCCTTGGTAATTGGTGATGTTGAAACTGATTCGGCGAATGTAGCTAAAGCTACGTTTAAGAAAACGCATAGTATTGATACACCGTACTTCTTCAAATATTTGCGCGGTTCAACGAACGGAGTAGTTATCGGAGACGAACTTTGGTTTATTTGTCATTCCGTTAGTTATGAAGATCGTCGTTATTATTATCATTTGTTTGTTGTGTTGGATCGCAAGACCCTTTCGCTTAAAAAATATACGCCTTTTTTTACTTTTGAGAAATCCAAGGTGGAATATACTCTTGGATTTGTGCATTTGAAAGATGTGAATGAATTGTTTATCGGATATAGTGTTATGGATAACAGAACGGAATATGTTTCATTGAATAAGGCGAAAATAGATGGTATGATGATTACTGCGTAATCGTAAGCCAGAGTTTGGAGCGAGCCGGAACCACTGCGTTGCAATGGTGTAGGTGAGCTTCCGGTGGTGATGAACTCAAGAACTTTAGTGAAGGAGTTGGAGCTTTTGTACGTTTTCTTCTATGATTATATAATTTATGAAATTATAATTTATATAATTAATTATTTGTGAAATGATTTAAAATCAACCATGTGTAATATTCAATAGTAAAATGGGAATTATTATGAGTTTTTTAAATTGGCTTTGGCCAAAAGCGTCCGAGTCCGAACTTATTGTTCCTGTACCAAGTCCAAGTCCAAGTCCAAGTCCAAGTCCAAGTCCAAGTCCAAGTCTAAGTCCAAGTCTATTTTTAATAACCCATAAACCATCCATTGATTTGAAATATGTAGATTTCTTAATACTATTAAGTTCAAAATCATTTTTAATAAATCCCAATGTATTAAAACATTTAGAATCAGGATATTGAATTGCTTTCCAAAATAATTGATTAAAATTTTTTTTTCCTACACATATTATATCATGGTCTCC